GAATGGGACACTCCGAAAGGGAAACAACTTACATCTATCTTACTGAAATGGAAGAACAAAGCCGACAGACTATAATGGATTTAACGGAAGAATTGTAAAGATTTCTTTGATAATTCTCGTGAGTTTTAGATAGATTTTGTATATTTGGGTAACTAAAAACCAATGAAATGGATGAGGAATTAAAAGAGCAATGGCTTATTAATCACGGTTTTGAAAAAGAAATATATAATCATTTTGAGTTTGGAGAATATATTACCTTTAAATTAAAAATAGATGATAATTACAGCATTAGTGTAAACATAGGCAAGGGCGTAAAAGGAACAACGGTAAAGTATTTTGATGGGTCTGAAAACAATTACATTCCTTTTTGAATAGTATCGACTGGGATTCCTGCCTTTAGCTTCTTATTTGCCCCGTATTTCTTCATTGCGTACATAGTTACGTCTATTCCTAATCCAATCTTAACTATTTTCTCCCAAAGCTTTGTTGCGGTATCGGTTTTTGTTTTTGTTGGTGCGGGTATGAATCCAGGCAGAAATTGATTTGCGCCCTGATTACCTTTTCCTGATTCCTTAAAGCTTCCGAATAGATAATATTCTTTTGGCAATTGGGCGAAATCCATTTTTATAAAGTCCCTTTTTATGTATTTTATTATCGGCAGGAATTTATATTTCTTTCGGTTCTTATTGGCTTTTGGCGGTAGTGTTAATACTCCCTTTTCCATATCAATCATTCCTAAAGTAATACTGAATATCTCATTAGGTCGCATTCCCCAATAAGCGATAAGTGAAACGTAAACGTAGAAATTGTAGTGTTTTGAAATTAGCGCAGTCTTTATTTTATGCCATTCTTCATCAGTAGGAGGGCGGTGTAGAATACTTTCTTCAGTTTCAAGCCTTTTTATATTATGTGCCGGATTATGCTCTATAATGTAAGCGTCTACAATTTCGGAAAATATCGCTCCTATGTGGTCAAGGTATTTATTATAACCGTGATTTGAAACTTCATTTTTGTTTTCGATAACCATTTGATCCACGATATTCTTAACATCGATTCTCTTTATAGTTGAAATAGGCATTGAGCCATATTTTAAAGATTTAATGGCTTTCTTGGTAAGTTCCATTGTAGAGTTATAACCTGCAAATGTTTTCAGAGCTTTGGCTTTTTTCTTTGCTAATCCGTATTCAATCGCTTCAGATAACGTCATTTCCTTTTTTTTCTCGACCTGTGGAGTGTTCGGATTCCACCCTTCTTTTAATCTTTCGTGGTATGCCCTGCATAAAATGCCGTATTCTTCCTCACGTGCTTTTAAATCGGCAATCTGATTTAGGTTAAGCGAATATCTGAATTGTTTTCCGTCATACCTGAAATGAAGATACCATCCTTTTGGAGACTTGCATAATTTTGGAACGGAAAAGCGGATATTCATTCTGTGTAGTATTTGTGTAGTGTGTAAAATAAAAAAATCGGGAGAACCTTTATTTATTAGGGTTTCCCGATTACTGCGGAGAAAGAGGGAAACTCCAATGCCTTGTTTTATATTTTTAACTTACTGATTATCAATTGTTATTAATCTTGTATTTTGAGTAATTTTTAATTTTTTTGTGTAGTGGGTGTGTAGCGGTTTAATACAAATATTTTACTTTGTCCTTATATGATTTATAGTCTAAAGCGCAATTAAACTGCGCTAAAAATTCGGCTGCCTGATCCTCTGTCAAATCAGCCTGAAAGTATTTTGAAAATCCATTGATTCTGACGGTTTTTAATTTATCAGTCATTAGCAAATTCTTTAACTTATTATCGTTTACTATTTGTCCGCTATATCCGTCACAGTTATAAGAGAAAACGTAATTCTTACCTTCAAATCTTTTTCCGCTTTCAAAAAGAAAATAAATTTCAGAAAGATTATCTATGCAGACTGAATTCGAAGTTTTAAATATGATTTTCGGAAATGTACCTTTTGTGTTTCCGGCAAGTATGTGCATAGTAAAATCCTTTAAGTCTATATCGCTGGAAACGACTTCGGTTTTAGCAGTAACATCGTCGTTTATTACTTTTATGTCGTTGCATTGAGCGAATCCTGAAAATCCAGACAGCAACATAAATAGAATTACTTTTTTCATTTTTACTTATATTAAATTGATTTATCAAATAAAGTGATAACTATCACTATAACTAACAATATTATCATCTTATTTGCGTTATAATTACCTAACCAAACTTTATTTATGACATCAAAAACAATGTTCAAACGTAGGTGTGTTTACATTAATATGCTCAAAAGGCTTTATTATACAGACAAAATACCGTTAGAATTATTTGAGTACCTACTTATGGATGAATTAGCTTCACTTTACTAATTTATCCTTTTCTACTTCTTTTAACAATTTTTCAATTACGGCTCTATTCTTAGGGTCGTTTTCTTTTTGGGGAAATTCGTTTCTTATTATTTCTAATACTACATCCTGAAATACTTTTGATTTTCCAAGTTCGACAGCTATTGAATCTATGGCAGGGTTTCCTTGTTCTTTATTTTCAACCTTGGTCCCTAATAGTATTTGGCGCAATAATTCACTTTTAGACTCTGGAATAACCTCTCCATTTTCATAATTTATTATCGTTCGCTTTGATACGCCAAGCAATTTACCTAATCCATCCTGGGTTAGCTTTAATCTTTTTCTATTTTCTTTTATCTGTAAAGCGTTCATTTTCAACGTTAATAAATTATTTTTAATTTTTTAGTGCAATTTTGCACCTTTTTATTTGCAGGAGTGAAATATTTCACTAAATTTGCTTCATACAAACAAACACAAAGATAAAAGAATTAATTCCAAATCATTGTAAAGAAATTGTAAAAATAGTTGAAACGGTAAAATATTTCGACAAAATGCAAGCCTTAGCATTTAAAAATTGGCACTCGACAAGAGGATAACTGCGGGTGTGATTACTCTGGAATAAGCGGGATAAAGTCCGAATAAGTCCGAAATCCAGTGGTCTTTTAAATAGATTGACGCTGAACTGTACACAAGTGAGTGCTTGTGCTGATGATTACAAAAGTATGAAACAGTTTTAAACCCTAAATATTTTATCAAAATGGCAAAGGCAATTACAATCGAAACAATCAAAAAGAAACACAAAGCCGTATACGACAAAACAGCGTTTGCAAATAGAATTGCAGAGTTGGTTGGTTTGGCAGGTATTACGGTTAAGCAAAGATGGTTCCAGGCAGGTTGGAATGCACCTGAAGAACATTTTAAGCTTATTAACAAAGAGCTTGACAAAACTATTGCCGAACAAATAGCACAACTGAAAGCTGTGTAATATGAAAAGGGAAGTTATATCTGGGATTTACAGCATTACGAATCCTAAAGGAGAAATATATATCGGTAGGAGCAAAGATATTTATAAAAGATGGGTTTGCCACAAGGCAATGGGTCACGACACAATAGTAAAGCTATATGAATCTTTCGTTAGTTACGGATTATGGAATCACGTTTTTAAAATAGTAGAGCGTTGTCCTGAAGAAGAACTTGTAGTTAAGGAAGCAATTTATCAAATCTTTTATGACTGTTTTAATTCAGGACTTAATAGTAAACCACAATCTAAAAAACTCCAATCAAATGACACAAACAGAACAAAGAATACTTGAACAGGCACTTCTTATAGTTCAGAAAAAGACAGTTCCGGCAAAGAAAAAAGAGCCTTCAGTTAGAGAAAGGATAGATTATTATAAAAGCTTAATACTATGAAATCAGAAAACACCGAAATAAAAGACGATCAACGCGATTGGGGGCTAATGGCAAAACTTGAATCCGCTTCACTTACTAAGTGTAGTGAAGAAGCTTTAAAGAGTAATGTTTAACTAAAAAAAATAAATAATATGAGCAATTTTAAAATTGGCGAAAAGGTTGTTTGTATTGATGATTCTAGTGGAAAAACTACGAAAACAAAGACTTTGATTAAAGGTCAAATTTATACCGTTTCTGGGTTTAGTCAAGAGAGCATTTTCCTTGTTGAAGTACCAACAATCACACATAATGGCAAATTAGGAAAGCCTAGTTATGGTTGCTATCGCTTCCGCAAACTCGACCATCAATTTTCAGAGGACTTATGCAAACAACTTATTGAAGAATTTCAAACAGAAACTATTTACAACTAAAAGAACCCTTCCACTCTAATAGATAGGGTTAAATTTAAAAAATAAAATAACTTAAAAAATAGAAATTATGAAAGCAACTTATTCAAGATTATGGGACGGAAAAATATTAACCGCTAATATAAAGTCTTTTGATGAAAACAAAGTCGTTTACACTTTGAACGGCTCAAAAACAATCCACAGAGAAAATACTCAATTGTTTTTATCTGTCTTTTCATAGGGCAAATTTAAAAAACAAAAACCTCCCGCGCTAACGAAGAGGTTCAATTTAATAATCAGCTTTAGAGCTAAAATAAAAATCAAAGATAATGAAAAATCAAAACATTTTACCAAATACAGAAGTACCTTTTGAGTTAAGGCAAGAAGTTTATAAAAATGCTTTGGAAGCGATTACCAAGATAGCGGACAATGATAGGTCTTTTGGACTTTGCATCATGCTTCCCAGAATACTTTGGGGGGTTAAACATGATTGTCATCCAAATGGCGAGCATTTCTATTTTGCAGACTCTGATGTTTTATTTCCTGAATTGAAAGCCTTTTTACAAAGAGATGGTTTTTACGGAGAATATTCCAACAATGACCGTGTAGAATTTTTAAAATCAGTAATCAAATAAGCTATGAAACCAATAATCATTTTACAAATACTTTTTACTCAAAATCCAACTGATACAGTAGAAGAGGTTAAAGAATATACCGAAGAGCAAATTTTCTACAATCTTGAAAATCCTTCTCACGATGATTATGAAAGATATTATACATCATTGGAGCGAAAACTGAAATCTAAAAACGATGAACTAAAAACGCTTTTGGGGACAATGCAAATGTTAGACCCCGAACTTGGAACTTATATCCGAAAAATACAACGAATCATTAATCTTTAATTAGTTATGGAAAATACAATTGAAAATAAAGCTAAGTTTTTTGCTCAATATTGGGGAAAAATCTATGGATATATACCTAAGCATAACAACAAAGAAGTTTTTCAACAAGAGGTAGGATGCGTTCAATGGATTGCGCACCTTAAAGGAAGCGAAGAAATGTTTTTAAGGCTAACACCACTGTCTTTAATTAGTGATGAAGATGCTATTGAAGTGGCTAGGATTTCTTGGAGTTATAATGAATTTCAAAAATCTAAATACGAAATGAAAGAAATAATGATTGAAGACGCTAAGGAGTTATTATTAAAAGACAACCCTTTTGGTTATCCAAAACAACCACAATTAATTGATTATCTACGTTCAAAAGGCTACGCATTACCATTCAACGGCTTATCTGTTGAAAAACAAATCGAATACGGATGGATTAAACAAAGAGAACTCTAACCTATCAAATCTAAAATATAAAATTATGAGCCAGTTTTTACTTTTTGACAGTCAGCCCGAAAAACCTGTTTCTACCAAAAAAACACAGCCGGAACCAATAGATGAAAAAGACAAATTGATAAGTCATTTAACAATAAAATCTTAAACTAAACTATTAAAATATAAAATCATTCGCTTTGTTACAGTTGCTAAAGGACAGCCTTGCTAGTACCATAGGTGTAGGGAGTATAGCATTAGAGATATGTGGGTACATCAGAAATCTTGCGAAGTGAATGATTTTTTAAAAACTAAACTATTATGTCAGAGTTAAAAATTACAAATAAAGAAGCTTTTGCTGTTGAATATGCCGGAACAATATTTATCCAAGACAGTGATTTTTATGAGGATTCAGAATCCTGCAATTTATTATGTTTTGATTATGTAGGCAAAGAAGAAGCTGAAAATAATGCGAAAGTTTATACAGATGCGCATAACACTTATAACAAGTGTTCGCTACTTCCCTCAGAATTGCTTGACCGTAATAATGAGTTGATAGAGTTTATCAACAGGACTAAAGGCAGGCTTCTAGATTCTGATTACAAATTAGCAATAGAACTAATCAATAAATCTACACTATGACAGCAGAACCTAAAACCTTAGAAGATTACGAAAACAAAAGGGAAAAGATTTTATCATTTATGGGTAATATTAACCTTGGATATGATGCTTATTTATCACTTTCTGCCGAACTCGAAAAAGTAGACATTAAGATTGAAGAACTAAACAGTGAGCTATGAAACTATCAAATAAAGAAAAAGAGTTCGTATTTGAACTATTAGCGAAAGCCGGAATATTTGGCTGCGGAATGTGTGTTGGCTTTTTAATAGCCATTTTAATCTTTGTAAATACTTAATTATGAATCAGCAAATATCAGAATGGGAAAAAGAATCTAATGTGTTTTATGAGTGGTTTAAATCACTTGGAGGAAACATAGCGGATGATGAACAAATGGCAGAAGCTTTCAGCAGAATAGAAGCTAAAAGTGTTTCAGATAGTAAATTGTATCAGCTTTTAGATAATCGTGAAACTGTCATTATTAATGGAAATCCATTAAGAGAAATTATCAACGGAAGATTTTCGGGTGAATCAGAAAGATTTTAATTCTTATCGTTGAGCCGAAAGTAAAAATTTAATAACTAATAACTAAAAAAATGTACACAGACTTAAAAACACAAAAACCTGAAGAAGGTGAAAAAATATGGTGCGGGATAAGTGCTAAGCCATTACAACCAAAAGTAGCAGTTTACAAAGAAGGTAAATTTTACGATGCTTCAGATGATTTAAAAACTGAATTATTTCCAACGCATTGGAAGCGTCCTAATGTTCCTTTTGTTTTTTAAAACCAATTCAAATACCACTAATCCAAAGCCTGTTTTTTAAATAGGTTTTTTTAATTAAATCAATATGCAATATATCACAAAACTAAAATTAGCATCTGTACATCAATTATGTGATGCTGAAGATAAATCTACTGAGTATATGCTTCAGCTTATGCAGGACACTTGCAAGGTTAACTTAGATACCTGCATTAATTATTTGCAGTTAAGCGAAGATGAAACATCAAAACTCTTCAGAGAGGTTACAGAACTACTTGAAGTAATTGAATCTTTAGATAATTAGTCTTTAAACATCAATTTTCAATAACAAACATCAAATAACAAATGAGTGTATTAAATATTAGACCGGTTCAATCGGGGCAGAGTAAGATTGTACTCGGAATAGCGGGACAATCGGGCGAAGGTAAGACTTATACAGCTTTACTTATCGCAAGGGGCATGGTAGACAAAGCCTCAGAAATTGGCTTTTTAGATACTGAAAACAAAAGGGGTTCGTTATATGCGGACATCTTAGACGGTAAATTTATGATTGGCGATTTATATCCCCCTTTTTCCCCAAATCGGTATGCCTTAGCAATCCAAGAGTTCCAGGATGCGGGTGTAAAAGTTTTAGTAATTGACAGCGTTACCCACGAATGGGAAGGAACAGGCGGATGTGATGATATTGCAAATGCTCCTAAAGCTGACGGTTCGGCTCGAAAAGTTGCCAATTGGATTGAAGCTAAAAGACAGCATAAACAATTTATGAATGTGCTTTTGCAGTCTAATATGGATATTATCTGCTGTATTCGCGCAAGAGAAAAAACCGATTTTAAAGACCCTACAAAGCCTGTTTCTCTTGGAGTGTTACCTGTATGCGAAAAGAACTTTATGTTTGAAATGACGGCTTCTTTTTTGATGCTGAGTGAGGGTAAAGAGCAAAAACATTTAAAGATGCCAGAGTTTTTAAAATCAACTTTCGGAAACGGCAAGGGATATTTAGGAATTGAGACGGGTAAAAAAATACGCGAGTGGCTTAATCAGGGAGAAAAAGAAAATCCCGAAATTGAAAAGATTAAATCTGAAGCGTTATTGATTTGTGAAACGGGAGTTGAAGCACTTACCAAATTATGGAATTCAATCCCTAAAGAACTTAAATCTAATCAAGGACTGAAAGACCATTTCGCTATTTGTGGCGAATCCGCAAAAGCCTATGATGCTCAAAACAACCCAACCGAGCCAACAGTAGAGCTTTTAGACCAGATAGAAATACTTTTTGATTTAAAGAAATCAAAACTACTTCCGGATGATTACCTCTACATCGAGAATGTAATCAATAATAAAATTGAATCGGAATACGATAAGGTTTTATATCAACTAAACAAATAAGATATGAACAACGATAAAAACAGAGTGGCGCATTTTACAAGTAGTAAGATTGCGCCACTTACTTTGAACGGAAAAGGGAAATACGGTTTTGGCGCGGGTGCAATTACCTACATTGAAGAACGTGCTATGGAATTGGAATTAGGTCGCGGTATCGATTTACCAATTAATACTTGGGAGGTTTCTTGGGGTAAAGTTTGGGAGGTTTACGTTCATTGGCAATTGGGAAGCGAGTACAAAATTTGCATAGACCAAAGCAAAGAGCATCCTATCCATTATTTTTGGAGTGGGGCAAAAGATTTTAAAATTACAGACGGGATTGCTGAATTAAAATGCTATCAGTTAAGGAAGTTTTACAAATATGCTAAATGCCTTCAAAAACAAAGTATTGAATTGTTGAAAGAGAATTTCAAGGATGAATACTGGCAGATAGTTTCTAACGCTTGTATTGACAATGTAAAATTTGGAGAAGCGATTGCTTTTATGCCGACAGAAGAAATGCTTTTGGAAATGAAGCAAATGATTGAGGAAACCGATTACATAGAAAAACAAGTTAAAGACGATCCTTTCAAATATAAATTTATCGTTGACCGTCCTTTATGGGATTTACCTTTTATTCCAGAACATTCAAAATTCCCTTCAATGGTAAAATTCAGATTTGAGGTTCCGCAAGAAGATAAAGACTTTTTGACTGAAAGAGTTATTAAAGCAAATGAATTATTAACCGAAATCGTTACTTCTGAAATAGAAGTTGACGCAGAACTAATACTAAACTAAAATGCAAAAAATACAAATAATTGGCAGAATCGGAAACGATGCCGAAATAAAAGACTTTGGAGGAAATCAAGTAATAAACTTTTCAGTTGCCGTATCGGAAACATTCAAAAACAAAGAAGGCGAAAAGGAAACTAAAACTACTTGGTTCGAATGTGCTAAATGGGGAAACAACACCTCAATTGCTCAATACATCAAAAAAGGCGATAACATCTACATTGAAGGTAAAGTTAATAATCGTGCTTGGATTGACCAAAGCGGCGATGCTCAGGTAACGAACGGAATTAATGTTTTTGACATTCAGCTTTTAGGAACTAAGGCGGAAAATACAAATCCGTGAAAAGGCAGAAACTTTAAACTACTCTGCACAACCTTCGATTTAGATACTGAAGGACTTTAAAACAACACAACTTACTCACAACACCTTCGGAATTTAATTTGAAGGTGTTTTTTTATTGATACTAACTTAAAAATTATGGCTACCGTAAAAGAATTAAAAGAATGGCTTAATCAATTTCCTGATGAAACGGAAGTATTTTTTGCCGAACAACAAATGGCTCCCGCTTGGGAAAGTTATGGACCTGTTGAATTTAAAAAAGCTGACTTAACAGAAATAGCTGAAAATTATGGATACGGAACTAACTGGGAGTTTTTGGATTTTAGATAATTAGTCTTTAAACATCAATTTTCAATAACAAACATCAAATAACAAATGAGTGTATTAAATATTAGACCGGTTCAATCGGGGCAGAGTAAGATTGTACTCGGAATAGCGGGAC